AAGAACTTTTCAAATGTGGTATTAAATTAGGTATTAGTTCAAGAGGTATGGGTTCTGTAAAAGAGGTTATGCGAGAAAATGGTTCTGAAACATTAGAAGTACAACCAGACTTTGAATTAATTGCATTTGATTTTGTTTCTAACCCATCAACGCATGGAGCATTCCTTTCTCCAGTAAATGAATCAAAAGGAAATATTTCTAATAACAAGTTTATTGGAATTGAAAGAATAATAACTGATATAATAACGGAGTTTTAAAATGGCATTAGAAAATTTACAATCAGCATATGGTCCTTCTAATAAGAGAGGAATTAAAGGAACGGGCGAATCAATTGATACATTAGCATTTGAGTCTGGTATAGGACAAGCAGGCGCAAATAGTAAGTATAAAACAACAGAAAAGAATGGCGCACCTGAAAAGAAAAAAGATGGTTTAGCTAAAGGAGCACAATAATGAAATTAAAAAAATTATTAGAAAGTACTCCTGGATTTGAAAATAGAAAGTTTGGTGATAAATTACCTACATTAGCAAGTGTTCAAAAAGCATTCCGATCTAAACAAGGCATCAAAGAAGATGATGAAGCAAATACTACGGGCGAATTTGATTATGATTACTATATAGAACAATTAGCAGCAGTTTCAGAGACAATAGAAGAATTTGAATATGAATTGTTACAAACATTGGATACTTTAGCTGAGGATGATCAAGTATATGGTTTAGTTTCAGATAAAGCAGAACAAGCAAGTAACCAGATAAGAAGATATATCAATGGAGCTGTTAAACAACTAGGAGGAATTCAAGACCTTTTAGAAAGACATAAAAGAAGTGGCGATTTAGACCAATAAGGAGATTATGATGATGAAGAAATATGAAAAACAAATGATGAAACATATCCTTAACGAGAAGTATCTTGGTGAGGATGATGATAAAAAAATGACTAAAGAAGAAAGATCGTCATTTTTAGAAGCGGTATCTAATTTTCATAAGTTAGGTGAGATGGTATATGCCAAAGGTGGACTACAAGAAGTTAGTACAACATTGCAAAGCGTGGTAGAACAGGCTGAAAAATTAACGCTTTCAGAATCAGAACATTGGTTTGATAATGTTACAGTATCTAGGCATATGAAACAAATGAATGAGGCTTATAAAGTGTTTGAAAAGACGGCTGGAGAAATGACAGGATTGCAACAAAGATTAGAAGGCGCATATGAAGATATGGGTACAGTTCTAAATAGATATTATAAGATAGGTGAGGCCTTAAAGGAAGATAATTATAATACAGATGCACCTGATTCTACCAATGACGATGGTGATGATTTAATGGCCGGAGTTACTAGATAAACTAAGATAAATTAGGATATATGAAATATAATCTTTATATTAAAGATAATATTAAATTAATATAGTTATATGAACAAACACGAAAAAAGAAAAAAGTCAATATTAACAGGCGCCGTAGGCGTTAAGGTTGTTTCTTTCCAGAAGAAAAATAAATTCGGAAAAATGGAAACAATATCTGATATTGCAGGTGCATTGAGATCTTTTAAGAAAGAAGTAAAAGAGTCAGGTAAGTTAGATGAATATAAAGAACGTAGGTACCACATTCCTAAGTCAGCAAAGAAAAGAGAGAAGATGCAGAGAGCTAGATATTTTCAATGGGTATCTGATTTAAATGCAGATTAAATTCATAATATACAGATAAATTAGTCCCTTTTGGGACTTTTTTACATTTAAGCCTACCACTTTCTTACACTTTAGCATATATATTAATGAAACGATACCGTATTCTAATATATGGTCACTCGACTAATTATCTATGAGTACTTAAAGTACTCCCTATTGAGGCTCTTAATAGCCTCATTCCGAATTAAATAAGAGGAGAACAACTATGGCAAATACAAATTTGTTAAAAGAAGCAATTGCAGACGCGAAAGCTGTAAGAGAAACTGCACTTGCTAATGCAAAAATTGCATTAGAAGAAGCGTTCACCCCAAGAATTCAATCAATGTTATCTGCTAGAATAGCTGAAGAAGAGGAAATGGACATGGAAGAAGATATGGAAGCACCAGAAATGGAAGCTGAAATGGAAGCTCCTGTTGAAGAGCCTGTTTCTGAAACTGAGGATTATGATATGGAAGAAGATATGGAATCTCCAGAAATGGAAGAAGACATGGAAGCTCCTGTTGAAGAGCCTGTAGCAGAAGAAGAAGATCTAGAATTAGAAGCTATCATCAAAGAATTAGAAGATGAAATGGCAACTGATGAAGATATGGAAGCTCCAACAGAAGAGCCTGTAACTGAAGAAGAAGAAGCTGAAGAAGCTCCTGTATCTGAAGGTGAAGGTGATGATGATGACGTTTCTTTAGACGAGATCATCGAAGCATTGAGAGAAGAAGAAGGTGAAGAAGAAGTAACTGAAACGAAGGAAGATGAAGTAACTGAAACAGAAGAAAAAGAGCTTGAGGAAGCTTACAATGTTATCAGATTCTTAAAATCTAAAATCAACGAGGTTAATCTTTTAAATGCAAAATTATTATTCTCAAACAAATTGTTTAGAAACCATTCTATGAACGAATCACAGAAAATGAAAGTTATTGAAAACTTTGACAGAGCTCAATCATTGAGAGAAGTTAAGTTAGTATTTGCTACATTATCTGAATCGTTTGTATTAAACGGATCTAGAACAAAACGATCAATCAAAGAAAGCTATGCTTCAAAACCTAGCCGCTCAACTGCACCAAGTAAGAAAGTAATTTCTGAAGGTAATGATTTAGCTGCAAGATGGAAGAAGTTAGCTAATCTCTAAAAAAAAAGGAGAAAAATTATGAATATTAATTCATTATTACCGCGTGATACTGATGCCAATGCAAATGCTGTTGCAATTCAACTTGAAAACAAGTGGAACAAGACAGGTTTACTAGAAGGTATTGATAACGAGGTAGAAAGAAAAGGCATGGCCGTTCTTTTAGAAAATCAGGCTAAGCAATTAGTATCTGAAGCATCTAATACAGGGACAGGTGGAAATGCTGAAGAATGGTCAGGGGTAGCCCTTCCATTAGTAAGAAGAATCTTTGCAGAAATTGCTGCTAAGGATTTTGTAAGTGTACAACCAATGAACTTACCATCAGGTCTAGTATTTTACTTAGACTTTAAATATGGTAACAAAGGTAACACTGGTAACAATACAGCAAGTGGAAATGATTTCTTAGAAGGTTCAGGAAGAACATCTCAACTTGATTCTGTATTTGGTGTAACTGATAATGCAAGAGGTAATGGTACTGATACAGCTGTTGAAGGTCTTTATGGTGCAGGTAGATTTGGTTATTCTATTAATGACGTAACATCATCCGCATTTGGACCGGAAGCGACTGCAGCAACAACTGTTGTAACAACAGCTAAATTCCAAACTGGATCGATTGAAGAAAGCGATTTTAATTATAATTCAGCATTTAGTGCGTCAATTGATGCAGCTGCTAATTTTAAGACAATCTCAATCCGTAAATCTGATTTAACAGGTGTTAACGCTGATATGACTGGTATTAGAGGATTTAACCTTATTAATGTAGCTGGAAATATGGTATCTGAAGTATATCCTGAATTTACTAAAATAGTAAAACAGGCAACTGCTGATGATACACTTAACTTCCTAGTTAAAATTAGTGCAGGTGTAATTAATGCTGATACAATAAGTGTTGTATATCACAAAGCTCCATCAGCTACTGATAGAGGTGACTTTGAGGATGTTGCAGGAAATAAAGTTCCAAATCAATATTCACCAGATTCAACTCAATTAGATATTCCAGAAATTAACCTTGAGTTAAGATCTGAAGCAATTGTTGCTAAGACAAGAAAGTTAAAAGCTGTTTGGTCACCTGAATTTGCTCAAGACTTGAATGCTTATCATTCTATTGATGCTGAAGCTGAATTAACTTCTATGTTATCTGAATATGTTTCGCAAGAAATTGACTTAGAAATCTTAGATATGTTGATGAATAATGCACAAACAACTGCATATTGGTCAGCTAGAATTGGATATAAGTATGATGCAGCAACAACAGGTTTTGTTGATGATGCTACATCAGGTCAAGCTTATAACCAAGGTACTTGGTTCCAAACTTTAGGAACACAGATACAAAAGGTTAGTAATAAGATTCATCAATTAACATTAAGAGGTGGTGCAAACTTCTTAGTATGTTCTCCAACTGTGGCGACAATCCTAGAATCAATTCCAGGATATGCAGCTGATACAGATGGTGATAAAATGCAGTTTGCAATGGGTGTTCAGAAAGTTGGAGCTATTAATAATAGATTCCAAGTTTACAAAAATCCATATATGACTGAAAATGCTATATTGATGGGGTATAGAGGTTCACAATTCCTTGAAACAGGTGCTGTTTATTCTCCGTACATTCCACTTATTATGACTCCATTAGTATATGATCCTAACAACTTCACTCCAAGAAAAGGTGTTATGACTCGTTATGCTAAGAAAATGGTAAGACCAGAATTTTATGGTAAAGTATTAGTTCATGGATTGAACAGAATTTAATAGTTAATATTAAATAATACTTATATATTTAAAAGGCCCTCTTCGGAGGGTCTTTTTTTTGTTCTTATTGTAGCTACTCGATATTTATATTAAATAGTTTTAACATAAAGGAGTCACATAATGTCATCAAAAGATAATATGGTAAAAAGTCCACCAAAAGGTAATGTTCGATTTTCATTATCACTTTCGGCTGAACAAAAAACAGCTAAAGCACAAATTTTAACTCACCCTTATAACTTTGTAGTAGGGAAGGCAGGTAGTGGTAAGACACTATTGGCAGTACAAGTAGCTCTAGATTTATTCTTTAAGAAACAAATTAATAAGATCATTATAACAAGGCCAACAATTTCTACAGAAGATAATGGATTCCTCCCAGGTTCAGAAAGAGAAAAAATGGAGCCATGGCTAGTCCCTATTAGAAGTAATATGAGAAAGGTTTATAATAAGCCAGATTTTTTAGAAAGGATGGAAAAATCAGAACAAATTGAATTAGTATCATTGGCCCATTTTAGAGGGAGGACATTTGATAATGCAGTAGTAATTGTAGATGAATTTCAAAATCTTTCTAGATCTCAATTAGCAATGTCTATTGGTAGATTAGGTAAAGACTCGAAAATGATATTTTGTGGAGATTCATATCAAATAGACTTAAAGGATAAGAATTGGTCTGCGTACCATGATATGGCAAAGTTAGCTAATTCTAAATATGTATTCAAATGTGTTCTAGAAGATAGTCATCGACATGGAGCTATAGATGATTTGTTAGAATTACTCAATGGTTATCACTAAGTAGCATATTTATATATAATGGCCGTAGGAAATAAAATAAAATGGGAAGAAGCTGACTTTAAATGGGAATTGTCGCCAAAAGATGGTACAAAACCTAGATATACATGGGATGATGTAAAATTCCTAGAAGAAATAATTGCTGTAGGAGATAGTTTACAATCAGCAATCCGAGCATTAGACCCAGAGAAAAAGAAGCGATTTATTAAATTAATATGTAAAGTAAAAGGTATAGAAACATATTCCGGACAAAAAACTATTAGAGATGATATTGAGGTTAAGGCTGAAGATATTGAACTAGTAATAAAAGAAGTTTTAGGAATAGGTTTAACCGTGGAGAATATACATGTATAAATTATTTACAGATAAAGCAGAATTATTTGAATGCGATATCAAAATAGAAGGTGCAAGCCTCACAAATTCATCAGCTAGATTGGTAGTAGAGACCAATGATTATAGCTTAATGTTTAATGGAAAGATTAATAGTTCAGGTAAATGTAAAATTCCTATTAGGAAATTGAAGGGTTTGATTGACGAATCTTCTAAAGGAAATATACGATTGGAAGTAATTGCAGAGGATACATATTTTACCCCATGGAAATCGGAATTTAATATTGAAGCTAGTAAAAAAGTTACTGTTGAAGTAACTTCTCAATCAAATAAGCCAATTATAAATGAAAATAAGATTAAAGTTTCAAATATAAAACAAGAAATAACAGATAAAGATATTAATCATGTTACTAATATAATGAAATTATTAGTACGTGAAGATATAACATTAGAAAATTTATCTCTTAAGACAGGTAGATTAAATAAAATAGTTGCGACGTATACAAAACATAAGCCATTAACTGAGAACAAGCATAAAGAAGTAATTAAAGGTGTTCTTAAAAGCTTATATAAAAAATAGGGTTATAAATGGCAGACTTAACAGGCCAAAATATTCAAGACAGCTACCAAAAGGTAGTTCAAGTAGATGAAGGGCAGCTACAAGATGGAACTGGTAGTAATTTGCCAATTTCTTTCGATGGTGATAATGTAATTATTACTGGGTCATTAACTGCTCACAAATATATATTATCATCTTCCATTACCAATATGGTTATTGCTACAAAGGCAGGATCAACTGCATTCGGTAATTCCTCAGATGATGTACATACATTTACCGGCAGGATATCTGCCCCTGGGTCAGCTCAAGATGCTATTGCGACAAATGGAAGTATAGTGGGAGGCCCAAAAGTCTCAGCTAGAACAGGTTCATTTAATGTATTGACTCTTACTAACAACTTAGACCCTGCAGGAGGAGAGGGGCAAGATTCAACTCTTTCATATACTGGATTAAGAAACATAATAAGAGCATTTTCTACAACAGAAGATTCTGTTAATGCTAGGAATTTTGCATCAAATGTAGGATTCATTGAAAACTTTGCTTCAACAGTTGGGTCATTTGGTACAGGTACAACGACAATCGGCGATAGTATATCATCCACCGGAAATATTGAAATCACCGGTAGTATGTTTGCAAAAACTAATATAACAGCCTCAGGTAATATAAGTTCAAGTGGTGCAATCAGAGGAGGAAGTTATTTTTCAGATTCATCATATGCTATAGGTGCAACAGAAGTATTAAAATATGAAAATGGCCATATATTATTACCAGAACCAACAGTAATTGAAGGACATTTAGATATTCAAGGAGGTCATCACATAACAGCTTCGGGTAATATAAGTGCAAGTGGACATTTAATTGGTCAAATAGGTATACTGTCTCCAGCATTTGGTGAAAATGCACATGATCCAGCCTCACCAGGAGGAGATATTGTTGTACAGCACTTAAGAGGGTACAATGCAGGTGGAGCCAATAGAACCGGAAAGATAAAAATAGGAGTAGGACAAATAACTATACATCCTCAAAATCTTTCAAGTACCAGTATAGTAACAAACGGGTTACAATTATATGGTGGTCAAAATACTTATGGTGTGGCTAATAATCCTTCTATAAACACAGACAATGCCGGCGATCTCGAATTAAAAATAAATAATAATTTAGTAGCTAAAATTGAACCTGCAG